CTAGTTTCATGTGCCATTTAAAACTTTAACCTCACTAGGATTTTTTGTCTTGGGTAAATTTTTGCTGTCATAGTATTCGATGTCGTCAAAGAGTTTTACCTCATTGCCATCTGCATCTTTGATAATTCTAAAACTATCAGGGTTATCAAGTTTAACAAAAACCTCTTCGTTAATAGTGGTTGCTTTGCCATTTTTAATTTCCTTTACACCATAACCTTGTGAGTCCACAAAAACATTTTGTTTCTTAGGATTGAAACGAAAAATCTCATCAGGATCAAAAATGTCTAATTCATCGTAGATACCACGCACAGCAGCCATTGGGAACTTGGCTTTAGTTCCACTAGCAATAGAATCTCTAGCTGTTTGATTTACTTTAAGCTCAATGGGTACACCATTGGATTTAAGTGTAACAGCAGGGTCATAAGTTATAGCTTTACCATCACCAATCAATGATTGAGCTTGGGTAGGCTTGCCAGTTTTTATTAAAATAGGTACATCGTGAATTGTTTGAGCTTTAAACTTTTCTAGCTCAGGATCATCAAAAGAACTTGCAAGGTTTCTGCGTACCTCAACAATCTTGCCTTCTTTTATCTTGTTAGGAGCAAGCATTTTTTTCGTAGCTTCTTGAGTTCCTGCTGTAGCTTTGCCTTGTTTCATTAAGTCTTGAGCTTTTTGTATTATGTTTAGTGATGCTATGCCTCGACCAACACCACTGACTGCCTTTAAACCTGTTCCTGCTGTAGCTCCTAGTACAGGACCTATCATTGGAGTAGCATACAAAGCATCACCTGCCATGCCTAAACCTTGCATACTGGCATCAAAGTAATTGCCTTCTCTTAGGTTGGTAGACAAAGAAGGCATAGGATCACCTGAAAAAGCATCTATCAGATCAACCTCACTAGAAGGAAAGCTAGGATAATTACCACTGACATCAGGAATACTAGAGCCGGGTGCTAGGAACGATGCCATGTAGGTAGCTTGGGCAGGAGTGGGTGCGATTGTGTCTGCAACCTGTTGGCGTTGATCTTGTTGCAATTGTTTGGTTTGCAAGTAACGACCAAATATGTCTATGTCTTCCAGTGCCATATTATTAAGACATGGCTTTTTTCTTGGCTGACTTACTCAAGTCACCATAATGAAATAACCTTACGCTAGTTTTAGTGTGTGCTTTGTTTGTATGCAAAGTACCATTAGCCATTTTATGGGAACTGCCTTTGTGCTCACTGCCATCTTTTTTATAATGTTTAACGCCTTTCATTTGTCTTGGTTCCTTTGTTCGTAAATGTTCCAATTTAACTTTAACACATCTAACCATTCTGCCAATGGCAAGACTGCAATCTTTTGATTGTCTTCTTCCCAGTCAGTGTTAATCGCATACAGTGGAACGCACACTCGAATAGGCACACGATTAAATTTGTAGATGAGCACAGGTATATCACCTTTGGCTGAATCGCACACTTGTCGCCACCAATCTGTTTTTATCCAATTGCCTTCTTTGTAAGACTTGCACTCGACAGCATGAAATGGAATGGGCACATCACATTGACCTGCCTCTTGGTACTGATCTAAGTTTCGTTTGCAAGAGTAGTCCAAACCATTGTCTGTAAAGAATTGATTAAGGATGTTTACTACCTCTCTTTCAAAAGAGGCACCTTTGTTTCTTGAATTGACCATGGCAAAAAGTATATCACTGGATCAAAGTCATGTGTAATTTTTTGCACAAAGTAGACCCTCCACTACAGAGGGTCTTTTCGAATGGTTCAGGATCAGTAGTTCATCTTCCATTCATCCAACTTGCCCTGCTTCTTTAACTCCAAGCCTTCTTGAATTAAATACCACCACTGTTGCCAAGTCTTGTTCCTAGAACACTGGTCATAATCATTGGGTGGGTTGTCATCAATACAAACATACCTATCTGAAGTCGAGCAGTAACCATCCGAGTATCTTTCATCATAGACAAACTCATCATTCTCTTTTGCCCATTGCATCACCTTGCCTTCCCAATCAATCTTTTCCTTTGGCTCCCTGACTGGAAGTGGATCAAGATACTTGGTGGCTCGTTTCTCCTCAGAGTGAACTCGCTCATACTGTCGAATCTCTTTCTCGACCTTGGCAACATTGGTATTGGCAAGTTTGAGTTTCTTGCTCCAAGCCTTTTGTCGTTTCAACATTCGCTCATACCTTTGAGCAACTTTGTTGATTCGCTTCTTCACCTTGGTTACCTTCTTCATCTCACCAACATCAAAGTTCTCTCTGACATCAGCCATTTGCTTTTCGCTCAATGGATGCCTTGGAAACTGATGGTGGTTATAACCATAGTTGTGCATCAGTTCGTGAGCGAACAGTTGACTTAATGAGTCAATACTAATCTCATCTGATATAGACAAGAACATATCCCACCCACTACCCCATTTACCCAAGTAAGCTCGACCACTGTAAGTAGAAGTGGTTTTGCTTTGGACTTGAATATTCAAGGTTTTCCAATACGAGAGTTGCCCCTCATCCTGAGCCACTTGTTTATGTATAAAACTAAACAAGGACCTTAACTTTCCAGTATCAAAACTAGAAGTGTTTTTTATTATTTTCATTTGCCTCCATTATCTTATTGACTCCCCAACACCAAGACCTTTATCGGTATTGGTATTGCACTTGCCACAAGTATACTCAATGGCAGACCAGTTATGGTCAGGTCTAAATGTAATTCCATTACATTCATACATTTCCCATTCGCTTCCCCAAAATCTTCTTTCGCCAGTGTGTTTGCCAAAGTTAATTTTGTCATTACATTCTTTACATTTCTTAATTTCCATATGCTTTCCCTTATGAAAATTGGGCAACTTTATATTCTTATAAAATCTTGACCCAAATGTATTATAACATAGTTTATAAATTTGTGCAACTTTGTATACATGACCAAATTAGGTGCAGTATTTTTTTTGTGCAAAATTTTACACAAATTTTTTTGCATAATTTTTTTTGGAATTTTTTTGGGTTGAGTTTTTTTGGTGATTCAGTGTACCTGACTTGCTTATAAAGGTGACGCCACCAACCAACCTATATATAGGGGTGTAGGGGTCGGAAGAATAAACGATCTGAGAGAAAAGCCGACTCCTATAGGGTTCCTTCCAATAGGTTTGGCGTAGCTGTGACACCTATGCACACAGATGTGCAAATGATTGCACAAAGGAATACATAAGAATACAGGCGTAAGCCTTTGATCTGTGGTGCTTTTTTGGTCAGGTCGAGTTTTTTAAAAGAAATGAAAAAGAAATCAAGAGGTCGCTAATACTTAGTTAAAGTGCTACATGTCCTTGGGCGAGTAAGTATCGCTGTCGCCTCCTAAGAGCTTCGCTAAACGATCCTTAATATCATCCCTTGACATGGCATCAAGGTTGGCATTTATGTTGAGAGATTGAGTCTTATGAACTGATAGTCCTGCGAGTTGATTGAGCTCCTTGATAGCAGACACAGCGGCATTGAGTTGTCCTGATTCAAACGCTTGTTCAGTGATCTTCCACAACATCGTGCCAGTCTTTTGTGGAGTGATGGCATACTTCTCAGCTAACTCATCTTGTTTAATCCTGATAGCTTTGGTGACATGAGGTTGGTCTTTACCATTGAGCATCTTGTTAGCGGCTACGGCTGGAAACTCATACCCTGCTCGTCTCGCCGCTTCTGTTTGCGAACAAGAACCCTCAGTGTAATGCCACACAAAAGCGTTCTGCATTTCAGTAAGGTTTAACTCAGGGTCTTTCTCAAACTGCCTTGGAGTATCTGTCAGTGTTGTCTTATCTTTCTTAGGTCTGCCCATTAATATATCTTCTTGATCTCGTAGTTAAAATCCTCAACGCTACTGAACTCATAAGTCTGCCCATTAATATCTGTGCCTGATAGGAAGCTGTTAGTCATCTTCTTAATCTTCTTCAATGAAACCATGATGTGTGGTTTACCATTGGGAAACAACTTACCATTGTTCAAGTAGATTGTTACATCGTATTGTTCTTTGGTTATCTTGTTGAACCATTCAACTAATTTAGTGACAACAGACATTACTTAATTCCTTTGTAGATAACTTCGTCTTTCTTTCTACGATCTTCAAAGACTTTAACTTGTTTGCCACCAGTCAATGTGTGAATCCAATTGTCCTCACCAAATGTGTGCGAGAGACTTACAATTTTATTCTTCTTCTTTTCTTCTGCTATTTCTTCTCGCCTATCGTCTACCATTTTATTATTCTCAGTCATTCTATCTACTCCTTGGCTTACGCCATTTTAAAATCTATCAGTGTACAGTGCACAGTGTATAGCTATCTCCACTACCCCTCGTCTATCAGTCGCATAAACGCCTATTTGTGCTGTTATGTACTGTATATATATATTCTCTTATATAGTATATACCTAACACTACCTATAGGCTTTAGCCTTTATTCTATATGGCTTTACCCACAGGGTGTCATTTGCCTAGCTATACCCTTTTTAGCACACTCTACCCTGTTTCCACTGCCATCCTTGTAAAAACTAACCTGACTCAGTGTTTTACAAACAGTGCGAGGTAAGTGAGTGCCACTCATTACTTCGAGCCTTCGTCTTTGATCTTCTTTGGGAGCGTGGTCACAATTACTTGTGCATCACAGTCAGGACAGTGCAAATTAGTTTCCAACACATACTGACCATCTTCATCTTCGATGTTTTCGTCTCCACCCCATATGAGGTCGTAATTGCAATGCCAACATTTCATGTTTGTTCTCCAAATAAATCTTGTTGTTTATATTCTTCTTTCTTCATCCAAATAGGATCATAGGATTTATTGTCAGGACCTATGTACTCATGTGAATAGCATATTCTTTCTACATCCAATGTCATATGATGCCATTCTTTCTTCACATTCTTTCGTCTTGCCTTCTGTCGATCAACCAAATTGGTAGAAGTAGCTCTCCACAATGGACTGTGTTGTCTGTATTCTCCCATTCTCATGTGTGCTGTCTTAGAGAAATACCTGTAGCCATCTTCGATGTGTATGTCTGCAATGGCATCTGAAAATCTAACGCCAATGCCAAGACCTTGAAAGTCAGGCAATATCACAGTCCTACATCCTCTCCATTTCTTTCTAGTATCGCCTTCATACAAGCCTGGTATTTTGCCCGGTAGACTGATGCTTGCTCCGAAGCCTACGAGTTGACCTTCCCACACACAACAAAAACACCTAATTGCGTTTGGTATGTTTGCTGTTAGATAGTGATGTTTCGCAAACATTGACCACAAAGATTTATCGCATCGGTATACCTGAACCTGTATAGGTTGCCGAAGTGACCCCCTTTTTAGCTCTTGAGTGTCAGTACAATACACCCAGTCAGGTTCTAACCAACTAAGTATATCCTCATGACAAGTCGCTAAAACTATGTTCTTAATGCCCTGTTTCTTTACATACTTTGACAAAGCCACAGAGCAACTTTTGGCTGTCTCTCTATTCACCACCGAAGTAAATTCATCTATCACAGCGTTGTCCTTAATTTTTCGTGCCATGTCTGCCCTGAATCCCTCGCCATTAGATAATACATGTCTAGGCTTTGCCCAAGATGGAATGGTGTTGAGTCCAACAGCACTCAGTCTTTGGATTGCATCCTGTTCGTTTACAAAGTGCGATGCAACTGAATGTTTAGGATTCCAATCTAAAACCTCTTCAGTGCCAAATCTTTTTAGTAAAGTAGACTTGCCACTGCCACTTGAGCCAAAGATAACGCCTATAGAAAAATTGTTTTCTACATCAGGCATCTGTGGCACTTCAAAAGTTGTTTTGCCTTCGAAGTTGTAATCAAAATTCTTGTAAATAGTTTTATCTATCTCAGTCATTTCGACATTGGATTCTAATATTTCTTTTATTGGTTCTTCTATCAAAACACATCTCCATATTTCTTGTCATTGGTAAAACCATTGTCAGGTTTGTCATATTCTATGTCGTAAACCTTTTTGCCATTGGATCGTCTAGGTTCGACACCATTCTGACTGAGGACACGACTAGCCTCTTTAAAGTCAGGCATCCTAGGGTTAGCTATGCCCATGTCTCTAAGTAACTCAGTCATCTGTACAGGCTGTGGGTTTTGCGTATCAAATTTTATGTATTGCAACAACAAGTCTTCAACCGATGATTGAGTTCTGTAACCTTCGTTGCTTTCTTGTAACAACTCTCTTTCATCAGGTGAAAGAAACCAGTTCTTTTGTCCTTGGACATACATTGTTTCTTTGATCTCTGCCCACACTTGTTGCATGTTGATACCATGGTTAAAGTTTATACCTGTCACTGCGATACACCAAAACCTCCTGTTACCACTGGAATCTGTAAGGAACTCTCTTGCATTGACTGAAGCGTAAAACGCTGTACGCCTTTGATAGGTCGTAAACGCCCTGTCGTAGGGCAATCTAAGTTCATCTGTCTTGGCTGTGATAAAGGCTTTGAGCTGATCTATGTCACTCTTCTTAAAGGTAGACTCTATCTCACCTAGCTCTACGATCCAGTGACTTACAGCTCTTTTAACTGAGTCCTTGTCACTTGGATTGAGGGTAGCACCCTCCAGTAACCATCCATTGTTGTAGTCACACAGTCTTTTGAACCACATGGTCTTGCCTAATCCCTGTGCTCCTTGGAACACTAGGATGCCTTCTAACTCGACACCATTTGGCTCATAACAAGCTGCCACACAACTAATTAACCATTTCTTGAGCAACATGTCTTTCAGAGCTTCAGGTGTACTAGCAGTGATGGTCTTTAAGAACTCATCAATCCTAGATGTTCCATCCCAAGGCTTGCTCTCAATCCATTCGATGACAGGGTTGTATTCATTGGCGATCACTTTGAGGTAATCTCTCACCCTAGTGTGTGGCACTCCCATCTTGATACAACGATCTTCGATCTCTACCAAACTCGCTTCTTCCTTCATGTCAGCGATAAACTTCATGTGAGGTATCTCTATCTCCATTCTTTTCTTGATGACATTGTAATTAACTTGGATGCTGTGGGTTTTCATTACACCTAGAACATTCTCTTTAAGGTTCAACATTCTCCCTTTGTCTGAGGTTACAAAATCTACATCTGTGGGAACATCGACAAACTTTAAAGCAGGGATAACTTCGCCACTGATAGCCTTGTGGTCGTTGTAGTCACCTTTTGTTTCAGGCATGTGTACCTCAGCCATGCCACCTTGCTTAATGATCCACTGACAAGCCTTGACTGCTTCGTTTTCACCTGTCTTAGAGTCATCGTTGTCTGCTACAAAGATGTGTTTGCGATCTTTAAGTGTCTCAAAAACGCTTTCAGCAACCTTGGATAGGTTGTAAGCATCAAAGGAAACAAACACAGGACATGACATGTCTCGATAAATGTCAGCACAAGTTGCATAACCTTCACCATAATAAATAGTGTCTGATGTTTTAAGTATTTCTTGTCCAAGAATAAAAAAGCTACCTGCTTTTTTAGAACCAGTAAGAAAACGCTTGGTGCCATCGTCAGAGATAAATTGCATACCCACAACAGCCAAGTCATTGTTTAACATAGGAATCATTAACAGTCCTTTGTCATCAACTCTTAACCCATAGGACAAAACGCCTTTCTTTTCTAGGTATGGATGTTTCTCACATTTCTCGCCAACTTCCCACATAGACTGACTGCGTTTAGCAGACTTAGAATGTTTCTCAGCCTTCTTAACTTCTACCTCTGCTTGGAGTCTCTCTATTTCTTCTCTTTCAGTCTTGGTAACTGTCTGTCGTTTGCGATTCTCAGGTTTCCAAATCGCTGTCGGTTGATCTGTAGACACTCTATAGTCTCCCACCCTTCCAAATGGAACACTTTGATCCATCCACAGTTGGTACCAACCTGACAGCTTCCTCTCACCACCTAGGTTAATGTAAGCACGACCAATGCTTCCATCAACCACCAAACCCTTGCGTGGATCAACTTCCATGCCTTGTTCAGATAAAAAACTCGAAAATTGTGACTGTATATCTCCTGATAAAGGTCGTTCAAAATTCTTGGAAGGTGGTCGTTTTATTTTCAATGTCTGTTTTCCCTATTGCATCATCTGTAAAAGTCTGTACAATCCTAGACTAATTTATAACTAATTACAACCATGGAGATAGAATATTATGAGTTTAACAATAAGTTCAGACAGCAAAGAATTTGCAACACTACCTGAAGGGCAACACATAGGTGTGTGTTACAAGATTATAGACCAAGGGAGCAGAAATGAAACCTACCCTAGAGAAGCAGAGCCAAACTCTGAGAATACTAAGAAAAGAAAAACAATCAATGTAACTTGGGAAATACCTGAGCAAAAAATGGCTGATGGTAGACCCATGAGTATTTCTAAAACTTACACTGCCTCATTAAATGAGAACGCTACCTTATATAAAGACTTAGTAACATGGCGTGGCAAATCTTTCTCTAAAGAAGAGTTAGAAGGTTTTGACCTAGACAAAATGATAGGTGCACCTGCCAATCTTGAGGTAGAACACAACACCAATGGCAACGCTAGGATTAAAGCTATCTTTAAACCTGATGAGTTTAAGAAAACAGAAACAATTAATGCAGGGATGGTTTTTGACCTCGATGTGTATTGTGAAGAGTTTTCAGGTGATAGCACCGATGACACCAAAGCCATGTGTGATATTTACGATGGTTTACCTGAGTGGCAACAAAACCTAATCGAAGAAAGTTTTGAGCTTAAAGGTGCTAAAGAGTCAGGCACAAGTTTTGAAACACCAAAACCTGCGACCAATGGATTAGCTGATCTTGCTAAAGATGAGCCAGTCAAAGAAGTCACCGAGGATGACATTCCTTTTTAAGTTTCTGATGGGTGACTTAGCTTTTGTTATACATTTTGCTTTCCCTAGTTGCCCACAGAATTTGTCATGATTAATAAAACAGACAATGTAAACAAGCCACCCCACTATAACCAAGGTGGGGTTGAGTGTATTGATTACATCAAACAACAACTTGGGGTTAATTTTAAATATTATTTAGAAGGCTCAATGTTGAAGTACAACCACAGATACAAATACAAAGCTGATCCACTGGAAGATTTGAAGAAAAGCCAATGGTATCTAAATCGTTTAATTGAGGAGCTATCGAATGAAATTTAAAGAAGGCGTTTACGAAGATTTATCTTTTAACATATACAACGAGATACCTGCATACAGAGCTTCTGATCTCAAGCAAGTAGAACAATGTGTGTACACATGGAAAAACAGATCAGGGTTTTCTGAGTCTCCTGCCTTGTTAGAAGGTCGAGTACAGCACACAGTGTTTTTAGAGAACCACAAATTTGATGATGAGTTTGTTATTCAACCTATCTTAGATAGAAGAACCAAAATAGGAAAAGAAGCCTACGAAGATTTTATAGCTACTGTAGGAGATAAAACTGCTATCACACAGGACATGTACGATGTCTGCATGGAGAGAAGAAGCACTGTTGAAGACTTTATACCTAATGGTGAAAACGATAAGACTGAGCTCACTGTGTGTTACATGTTGCATGGACATCCTTTTAAATCTAGGTTTGATTGGTACGATGGCAAACATGTTTGGGATTTAAAAACCTGTCGTGATGCTTCACCTAGAGGCTTTAAACAAGCGATCAATGGGTACAAGTATCATATGCAGGCTTCTCTGTATGTTGATGCCTGTAAATCTGTGGGATTGCCTGTAGAAGGATTTTCTTTCTTAGCACAGGAAAAGGCTCACCCATATCCTTATGTGGTTTACACCATGTCTGACGAAGCCTTGGAGTATGGTAGAGCTAAGAACGAGCAGGCTTTGAATACTTTATTGGAAGCAAAAAAGAATAACTCTTACAAGCCTTACAATCTTGATGGCGTGCAAATGGTAGAGCTCACTGATTTATGGTGATCCATTCTCCATTAACCATTTCATTCTTTTTCGATCATACAACCAAAATACCAACAAATATCTGTCACCCATATCCACAGGTAATCCTTTGTGCATGTGAGTAAAGCTAGGAAAAATTAGTGCATGACCTGTGGGTAAAGGTGCAACCTCACCATAATTATGAAACTCAGTGCCACCTCCTTCGTACTTACCAGTGTTCAATGGTATGACCACACTAATGTCTGCTGATTCATCGTGGTGCCAAGCACCTTGTTGTTTGTCTTTTAAATTGTAATTGGCTATTTGCACTGATCCTATGTTGGAACAATTGCGTTGCCAAATAGAATAGATGATTGGGTTAAGAACTGTTTGCACCACAAACCACATGTTTCGATAAAGCTCAGGCACTTGATCTTTTAATACAATCTCAGGTATCTGCCTAAGCTCATCCTCATCATCGTTGGTTTGGAATTTCATTGTTTGGATTTCATCTACTAACATCTTGCAAAACTTTCTTCTAAACAATGGCACCTTGTAAATGTCAGGATGTATCTTGGTGATGTGTTTTTTTAAAGGTGTTTCCAACATACGATCTGTGCCATCGCTTGCTGAAAATTTAGACAGTATAGGCAAAGATTCATCAACTGCTTGATGAGTGCTGTGCATGATTGACCAATGCGATTGCATTGATAACAGGTAGTTATTTAACTTATGAATTGTCACATAAGAAGTTTACACGCTTTATTCCTCAATAAAAACCATGTAATTGTCATCTTCTAGTTTTAAGATTCCAAGTATTTCTTTGCTCTTAAATTTTTTGATTGCACCTGCAAACGACTTAGCTTCTACAATAGGAGTAGAAACTTCCATGTCACCATCGTCAGTATTTAAAATAATTGATTTAAGTATGTTCATTTGCCAAATGCCAGTTTGTGTATGATCTCTTCAATCTTACGATATTTCATTTTGTCTTCTTGGGTTTTCTTTTCTTTGTGAAAGATAGGTAAACCTTGTTTAGACAAAGCCTCAATAATGATTTCTCTTTCTGTGTCAGTTAGTATCATGGGTAAGTTTATTATAAAGTTTTCTTAGGATCAGTGTTAGCCAATCGCTCTTGCACATGACTGGTAATGTTTCTGTTGTAATCTCTTTCTTTGCGATCCATGGCATCAGCTTTGTTGCGATAAGAAGCTACAAAAAGGTTTTCTCCATGTCTGCCATAACTAGGAATGTATTGGTAAACATCGTACATGATTGTGGTTGGCATTATGCTACCCCTCGCTTACCAAAGTTCCATGGAACATTAGCATCTTCTGACATTTTAGAACCTGCCTTATCTCTGATTGCGTTTAACAACCAGTAAGCATCTGTGTGTACCCAGTCATGTACTTCGCATGATTGATACTCAAGACATCTGACCATGTTGTAAATGTCTTCTGCTTTTAGATTACTCATACCCCTTTTATCAATCGTAGAAATATAATCATAATCATTTTGATACGCAATAATATTTTTGCATTTATCTACATAACCCTCATATTCAACCTCTGCTTGTTCTCCATATCTTGCGACTAGGCTTTGTATGTTTGCTAAAGATAATATCTCTATCAAACTTTCTGCATCACAATCAATTTCTTTTTTAGTGATCTGATTGTATACATGGCTAAGATTACCTTGTTGTGGGTTTGATGCCCACTTGACGATCTCAGTTATGTGTTGTGGTTCTACTAAATATGCACTCATTATCTTACCTCGTTAATTTTAATAATTTTAATACTCCATCCATCAGGTGAACACACTGTGTGTGTTTCACCTAACTCAAGATTCTCTAAATGTTCGATGGTGAAATCACCATCCTCATCAATACCCCAGTCACCCTCAATACCATCATCCCTAAACTCTGTTATTGTGACTATCTGTGGTTCTGTATCACCATATGATTTTTCATTCCAAACAACTACGAATTCTTGCATTACGCTACTCCTCCATTTTTCATGTGTTCTGTTATTACTTTATTAGTGGCTTTTACCAACTTATCAAACAACTCTTGATTGCAAGATATACCAGTTTTAATATCCATTCTTCTACCTTGATACCTTTCGTCATGTACACCCTCACCATTCTTCAAGGCTTCAAATATCAAAAACTGATATTGTTTTCCGTATATGGTTTCGTGTTTAGCAATCTCGGTTTTTGGCAAGAGCTTTAAATAAGCATCTTCTCCATGTTTGTCAATAAAGTCTTTTTTACTCATCCAGTCTAATTTTTTGTCGTAGTCTTGCATTACGCTACCTCCTTTTTGATAGTAGGTCTTACTTGAATCTTGCCCAAGTCTTTTAAAAGCTCTTCTGTTTGTTCTAGTCTCCAAGTAGTTCTTGCCTCATACTTATGCTCAAAGACACCTAGCTCTACCAAGACATTCCAGTGTTTACGAAAGTTTATGTACTTTTGTCTGACAGTCTTTGTGCTTGCTAACTCTTCACCCTCAATAGGATAATGCATTGCTAGTGCCAACTCATAATCAAGCTGTGCTTTTAAGAACTTAGCCACCTGTGGCAAAAGATTAGTCTCAAATGAGATGACATGAGTTGTGTCACCCATACCAGTGTTAGACATATCACCACTGGTGGCTACTAAATAAAGTAATTCTTTTTTCATTACGCTACTCCTGTAATTGTGCCAATTAAGGCGATTAATAAAATTGGTACAGCCAATGCACTGAATACATTGGCTACTGGATTGTGGTAAAACCACATGTCGATTGTGTGTAACATTACGCTACCTCCTTGTCTAAGTTGATCCAATGAACAAGATACAACCACTCAGGCTTCTTAGTAGGGTTGTACTCTAAATCCCATGGCTTGTTCATATACTCATACTTGCTAATGCTGTCACCTTGTTCGATTAAGCTACCTATGGTTCCTTCTGCTGTTTTCTGTGTCCAACCATTCCCTAAAAGAATGTTTATCATGTCAGTAACCCAAGCATAGTTATTAGCTTCTTCAGGTGTCATTGCTTCTTCCCAAAAATCTCCACGCTCAACATAATGGTTAAGATGTTTGATGGCTTCAATCTGATTCGCTGTATAGCTCATGTTGTCTCCTTTTTTGTTATTTAATTTATTTCCCATATAAGTAATATACACTTTTTTGCACAAATGTACAACTATTTATACACTTTATTTCATTTATTTTTATTCATTTATTTAGCCAAATATATATACTTTTTTGCATATTAGTATAAAATTACAGCCACTATGGAAGAAAATAATAAATTGGAAACAATACAGACAGTTAAATACCCACTAGGCAGGAAGAGTTTGGCAGTAGACTTAGACACCTACAATATGTTGCAAGAAATTTGTGATGTACAAAGGCGATCTAAGATAGATCAATTGAAGGTGCTAATTGAAACAGCACACGATCAGTTGGTTGTTGCAGACACTAACTACTAGATGTTTAATAACATCTTTAAAGGGAAACAGTTACCTGTTTCTTATAAAATTGAACACCCCAACGAAATTGTAGAATTGTTTAGTCGATTAACCTTGCATCATCAAACAGCGTTGATAAGATTGATTTCAAGAAATCTTGTTCTAAAGATAGACGATGAAGCTATCATGGGTTATGAAATGAGCTTTGATGTAAAAGGTGCTGTGATTCAAGGCACCATTGACGAAGACTTAACTTAGACCTGCAATCCCTGTTTTTCTCATCTGCTGATTCATTGCAATCTCTTGATCTTTTGGATTGGGTAGAAGTGTAGGTGAAGGCATTGTATTTGAGATAGGCTCATCAAACAAAGGTTGATCTAGTTGTGGCATTTCAAAGTTTTGCATGGCACCTTGTAGGTCTTCTGTAGGTGAAATAGGTAAAGTAACTGGTTGTTGTTCTACATTATTAAATGACATTTCATTTGTTAATGGTGGTTCTATATCAGTTTCTACAGGTTGTTCAATCAAAGGTTGTTCAAAACGAGCTAAGGTTTGTCTAGCTCTATCTAATGAAGAACTGCCTGCAAAAGGTTCAGGAGAAGCTAACATTTCTTTTTTAGCCAAAGCAGAAATCATTGTATATTCAGCACTAGAGGGATTAAGTTTAATTTCTTTAACTAAAGTAGGAATTACATTTTGTTTAAATTGTTTTACTTTTAAAATTTCATCGTCTGTAAAAAACTCATTAATAATTTCTTTTTCATTGTTAAGAATATCATTGTAATTTTTTACTATCATTGATCCATTTGCTTGATTATTGTTATCACCACTAAAAACTTTAGTAAGCACCCCATCTTTTAACAAACTATTAACTTGAACAAATTGATCTTGTGGCAAAGTGTTTCTAAGTTTAGAAATAACAAGAGGTAACGATTGGTTGGGAGCAAATTTATTTTGTCCAAACAAAAGATTAACTACATTTTTAGGCGTGTAATTTTTATTGGTAATTTGTTCAAGTATTTTGTTTGCTGTTTTTTCTCTACGATCTACAATATTTTCTTTGTCTGTTAATCCCATGTAATTATTATATAAACCAGTGGCATCCTGTAATTGATCTAGCATTTCTTTATCTTCATTAACAAAACCTTGCTCAAGTTTGTTATAAGTAACACCATCAAGAACCTCTTTCATTTTAACTAAAGCTGATTGTTCAAAACTTTCAGGACTTGATTTGTTAATATTTGTGCTTAATCTTGTTTGAAAATCATGTATTTTTTTTAAAGTTTGATCTTTAGATTTTGGGTTTTGACTTTGGTTTAATATTCTTTGCAAAGAAACAACCTCTTGTTGCAAAGGGTTACTTTCTAATTGATTTGGTGAAAAGATATTTTTATACTCTTGCAAAACATTATTAACAATTTCATTAGAACCTTGTGTAATATCTCCACCAGTAGCAGAAAAAATTATATTTGAATTAATATCATCAGGGTTTGATCCATATTGTTCTTGTAATTCAAGAGCATCTGACCTTATTTCTCCCAACTGAGCACTATCAAGACCTTTTTTTTCTTCCTCATCTCTTTCACGCAACAGTCTTAATAATTCTTCTGTTTGGACATCTGTTTCTGATGCTCTTTCTATTTCACCAATAACCCTTGAAGCTCTTGTTGCTTCCAATACAGCAGGATTTTTTAAAGGCTCTAATAATTTTTGCATTTGCCCAATCTTAAAAGCAGTTTCACCAACCAATCGAGGAGAGGTTAATGGTAATCCTGCTAATGCACTAGGATTAACACCCATTCCCACAACACCTACTGTAGCCATACTTGCACCCTGTAATCCTCTTGGTGCAGCATTGCTTAACGCTTGTCCTGCTATTTCTGTTACTAAATCAGGGTCAAGTTTTTTCAACATCTCTAACCTATTTCCATAATTAGTATTTACATTATTACGCATAGCAGATTGCAATTTTCTTAATGTGGTTCCTGCGTTGGCTTTTTTACCCAAAGAAAGTTCAGTCATGTATTGTTTTTCTAACTTCATGGCAACTTCATAGTCTTTCATGACTTTTCCATACTCAGGAACTTCCTTTAAAATTTGTGCTTTAATGCTATTTCTAATTTCAGAAACCACCATTCCTGAATCTCCTACTGCAAGACCAGTAGGATATTCTGCATCTATTCTTCTTTTAAGAATATCCATGCCTTTTGCGTTGTGTAATGCAGGATTGCCTTCCCACTCTTTAACTATTTTTTTTATATCTAATAATTTTTTTTGTGCTTTTGCTGATAGCTCAGACATTCCTTCAAATTGTTTTGATAACTCAAACCCATTGATGTTGTCTAATGTTTGTTTAAAACTAACAGGACTTTTTTCTAGTTTTAATTCTGCTTTGCTAGATTTGTAGTTACCTGTTCTTGTATCAGATAAATCTTTCATAGCTTGCAATGCTTTTGGCACAATTTCTTCAGGCAACACATTTCCTCTTAAATTATCTGTAAACAATTTTTGTGTTTCTTTGCTACCTCTTCCTGATTCAACAGCTATTCCAATAGCATCACCACCTGTTCCTGTGGTAGTGCCTAAAAATGGTTTTACAACACTTCCAATACCCTTGGTGGTTGCACCGATTACTTTGCCAGTGGCTTGAACAGGGTCAATAATGTTTCCCACTTTAGAAATAGTGGCTGTTGTTCTGCCTGCAACACCGGGTACTTTAGCAGCTAAACCTGCACCTCCTGTAAACACAACAGATATGTCACTTACAATACCCAAAGGGTCTTCTGCAAACGATTTTTTAAATCCTTCAAAACTTCCATAACGATCTGCAAAAAATTTACCCACTGCTCTTGCAGTTGCTTCATCAGGTTGTTCGCCTTCAGTGGTAAGTTGATAAATTCCTCTGCCCAAACTAGCCAATGATTGTGCTGTTTGTATAGGGTGTCTAATTGGCATGGTTATATCAGAAACCAATTGACCTGCACTCGAAGGTATATTTGAAACTGCTTGCCCTAAAACCTCAGAAATAGGCATAGAATCTTCTTCTTGAGAAGAGTTATTTTTTCTTTGTTCTTCTAATCTTTCTAATAAAGACATGACTATCCCTGTCTTTCTTTTAACAACTTAATAATTGCATCTCTTTCTTTGTCGTCAGAATTTTGAAACATTTCTTCTAACTGGTCATCTGTCATATTTTCATAATCAGCAGTCTGTACCATGTTGTTCATTATGCTATTAAAGTCTAAAACTTTAGATTCATAACCTTTAAGAGTTCTATTTTCATTAAAATATGCAATTGCTTCTTCTTTAGCTTTAGCTGCCTCAACAATGGTTGTGTACAATCTTTCTAATCTAGCGACATTCATATCTTCATCAAGATAGCTATTAAATGCTGCTGCTACCAATCTGTCACCCTCTCTTTCAGTAAACTGTGCACCTAATTTTTCTCTTAATGATTGAAAAACTATGTCTCTAATGTCACCTATATAAGAAGCTGCTTTGGGAAATAATATTCCTTTTGCTGAATCAGGCAGTAACCCTATGCCTGGACCTGATACATTTATTTCTCCTTCTTTTAAAATATTTATTTTTTCAATTAAATTTTCTAAATTTGCTTCAATCTGTGCTTGTCCTTTTGTAGTGTAATCAACTGCAATTTTTGAAAACTCTTGATCTATACCCTTTTCAACAACAGACAGGTCAATGTCAGCAGGATTTGATCCTTCTCTTTTACCCCTTGATTTATTCAATTCTAAAAGATATGCAGCAAAAGGGTCTGAATTTTTCATTGAATCGAATCTTTTTTTACCCTCATCATCTAAGGCTTCCCTAAAATTAAAATTAGTAATGTCAGCAGTTTGTTTTCCAACACCCATAGAGCCTTTTGCTAACTCAAATAAACTTTTGTCTAAAAATGCGTTAGCCTTTTGTTCGTCTTGCATAGCCATTTGTGCTGCTTGTAATCCTATTTCTTGTTTGGCTTTTGCATATGCTTCTTGTTTCTGTTTCATTTCAGCAGAAGCATTAGAAAAACCAACACCTAAACCTGTAAAAGCTGATGCTCCACCTGTGTTAGGAGTAGACAATAATCCTGCTCCCAACTGAGAAGCCAAATCATAAAACCCCATTCTTGAAGGTTTAGGTATATAAGGCTCTAATCTTTGTTGGTATTTTTCTATATTGTCTTCATAGTTTCGAGCTTCAAACCTCTCCATCATTAATTTACGAAGTGCATTAGACTGATCGTCAGTAGCACTTACATCACCACCTGTAGCAAATGGATCAATGGATTCAAATATTTGTGATCTACCAATGGTCATTAGATTGCATATCCTGCGTTAGTTCTTCGTGGTTGTGCTTGTGGTTGTTTGAAGAAGTTACCCAAAGCACCCAGTGTGCTTAAACCAACACCTAAACCTGACTGTAAAGCACTTGGTTTTGGAGCAAAAGTTGTAGAAGTTTGGAAAGAACCTGTTGGTACAGATTGCATAAAAGGTAACAAGGATTGATATTGAGCCAATGGAGCCTGTTGAGCTTGTAGCTGATTAGCTCTAGTTGCATCTAACTGTGCTTGTTGTTGTTGTTGTTGCATCTGTCCTGATCCCATCAACTGATTGATGTCAAATGCACCTGCTTGTTGAGCTTGACCACCAAGATTCTGTAAGTTAGTACCTAAGTTTTGTTGTGCTTGTGCTCTTTGTTGACCCATTTGACCTTCTAAACCACCCAAGTTACTCAAAGCACCTGCCTGTGTTTGCTGTGCTCCAAACCTAGTGCCTGCCAATCTACCAAGATTAGATGCTAAACCTTGTTGTGCACCTAATTGTTGTCCTGCAAAGCCTGAGAGTTGATTGGTTAAGTTTTGTTGTGATCCTAGTCTTGAGCCTGCCAAACCTGATAAGCCTTGTGATGTCGCCATCTCTTGTGCTCTTTGTCTTGCAAATTCGTTTAAACCTGCTGATTGAGCCTGTCCAAAGCCTTGTGCACGCAAAGAACCTAAAGACTGACCTAAACCTCTACCTAGAGCTTCACGCCTTTCTTCAGCACTTAAACGAGCTCTTGAGCCAAAAGCTGACTCTCCACCTGTTTGTATGTCTCTAGCTCTTTGAGCCATGTCTTGTTTCTCACCTGCTTTAAAAACATCTTCAATGGTTTGATCTACCACTTGTTGTTCGTATGGGTTGTAGAACTGTGAGGTTAAAGACTGGTCGTAACCACCTAAACTACCCCTTAGAAGGTTCTCAGACTCGCCTAAACGATTGCCAAACTCATCTGTGGCACCTATGCTACGACCTGCTAAACCACCTAACTGAGTGCCAAAGTTACCTGTAGCACCTCTTTGTATGTTTTCTACATCAGATAGTTCTCTACCAAGCGAGCCTACACCACCTTGTATGACACCCAATGACTCTAATTCTCTTTGTCTTGCTCTGTCTAAGCCTGAGCCTAGTTCTCCAACACTTGAACGAAAAGCAGATTGAGCATCACCCAAATACTGATCTTGTATGCCAGTAGCTCCTCTTGCCATCTCCATGGCTCTTTGTTGGTCAGGAGTTAACCCTGCAATTTCTTGATCTACAACTCTAGGTGTTCCATCAGGATTAAAGAAGGAAGTCTCAGCTGCTTGCATTGCACCCGGTATGAATCCACCCTTACCATCTAAACCAAAGAGTAATTGTTGGCTCAGAGCATCTAAGCCTGTCTCGTTTCTTTGTTGATTGCTAACATATGGAGCAGGATCATTGCCACCTGTGTAGGGTGCGAGAGGTTGTGGTACAGGTGCAACTGGTTGTACAGGAGCAGTAGTTTGTACAGGTGCTTGTTGTATAGGCAAAGAACCTTCAAAGCCACTCGGAGGTGGATTAAGACCCATTGATGGAGGTAGATTACCAGTCATAATTGTGCCATCAGGATTTCTAACAGGCATAGTAGTGATACGATTATTAGTTGGATTTTGTGCCTCTTCTGCCATTGCTCTGTTTAACATATCTTGTTGTAAAATATTTCTTTCAGAAGTTTGTTGTGCTAATAATTCTTGATTTTGAGGTACTTGTGGCATCATTTGTTGTTGAGCTTGAGCCTGTTCTATCATGTCTTGAAAGCCTTGAGGATTAGCGTTTATAGCTCTTGGATCAAAGTTACTAAAATCCATACCCATAGGTAAATTAGAAAAATCTATGTTCTGTAAACCGGGTATACCACCTATGCCTTGTAAGTTTGGCATGTTTGATATGTTAGGCATAACAGAAGGTCTTATTTGTGGCATGTTGCCTATATTGCCAAATAAACCACTGCTAGGCTTTCTTTCCATGCCATCTCTAAATCTGTCAAATATTCCCATAATTATTTCTTAGCTTGCGTTTGCACGATTGCCAAAGACCTCCATCATGTTGTACAAAAGTTCTGTACCACGATCTCTGTCTTCATCTAACGATGGAATTAAGTTAAGAATGCCACCATCACCTTGTTGTAATTCGTATGAACCTGCTCCTCTTACAGCTTGTCCTGTCATAACAAACTCACCATCAGACAACATCGCAGGTACATCGTCACTGATTTCAGTGCCTTCACCATTAATCATGCCATTTTGTCTTTGAAAGTCCTCCATAGCTACATTGCCACCTTCTGCATATGCCATTGGCATCATTGGTCTGCCACCCATGTTGTAACCTATTGGCATAACTTGACCACCCATGTTGTAACCCATTTGATCTACAACTTGAGGAGCTACCTTATTTAATGCTTCTAAACCTTCGTTAGGAAAAGCTCCACCTTGAGCATACATTGGAACCATTCCACCACCCATCATCCCTACAGGAGCAGGTTGTCCACCTGATAGTTCAGGAAAATTGTCTTGTGGCAATAAACCAAACTCTACTGGATTGGGTGCTTGTTGACCCATTCTACGAGCTATTTCTGCTTCTAAGTTAAATCTACCTGTAGCGTTCATTGTATTTAAAGGTGTCAATGGAACACCTGAGTCGTTTTTGGTTTCATCGTAAGCCATTTTGCCCAAAGAACCTGCTAAACCTAACAGTCCTGCTGTGCCTAATGCACCCATTCCACCACCTTGACCACCACCAAACATTCCACCACCCTGTCTTACAGGATCGGATGGTCTTCCTCTTAACATGTCTTCTAAACGACCTGCTTGACTTTGACCGGGTGTACCACCACCAAAGATGCTTCTGCCACTACTTGCCTGTGGAGCCATGCCTGATTGTTGTAGGTTTTGCATGATCTGTGCATCAGACATGCCTTCTGATCTTAGTCTGTCGATTCTAACTTGTGCCATTGGATCACCTGCACCAACTTCTTCAATGCTTGGTTGTTGACCACCACCTAGTAAACCACTTAAAGGACCATCACCTAGCAATCCTTTTAAAGAGCCTAAGCCTCCTTTTATGCCACCAAAACCTTGTGCTGTACCACCTGCTATAGAAGATAAGCCCGGTATTCCTGCATTTGCTATGCCACCCATGACTGTGCTTCCAACACTACCAAGGGCACTGCCTAAACCACCTAAACCTACTTTTGCTAAACCTTTGGTTGCTAGACCACCTAAACCACCTAAAGCACCACCTAAAGCAGTACCAACACCGGGTATTAGCATAGCTAAAGGAGCTACTTTTTTAAGAACTTTGCCTAGTTTTTTAAAGAAACCAAACTCTTCTAATCCTGTGGATTGGTTTAGACTGGCTATGCCCATTCCTACTACAGCTTGCCTAGGATCAATTCCTAGACCTTTAAATTTATCCTCAACCATAGCCTCAAACTTTGGGTCTTCCATCATTTCAGGAGGCAATACAATCTCACCCGGTCGTAAATGAGCCAAGGCTGTGTCTTCACCACCACCTACTTTGGCTAATTCTTGTGCCATTCCACCCATAGGAGCGTTGATCTGTGCTTCAAGTTTATTAATCATGCCACTTATACCTTCAGCTTCTTCAGGATCAGTGGTTACTTGTAACTGTTGCATTAAGGCTTGAATAGACTCGTCAGTAGGTTGGCTGTCAAAACCAAAACCATAATCTTTGCCGTCTATTTCTACATCGTATTGTTTTTGTGGAATAGAATCCATAAACATTTGTCTGTCTTGGTCAGATATAGCACCCATACCACCACCCATTGTTCCTTCTTGTGCCATTCCACCCATTGGACTAGCCATAGAGCTTGTGAGATTGTTGATTCTTTTTTGTAGTCCTTCGCTTATAGCCATAATTAACCTATTGTAACTGTTACTGCTCCTACACTCATTGTAACACCTAATCCTGTTGGATAAGTTTGATGACTGTACAAGTCTCTAAACCTAGTTCCATCAAACGCTTGATGGATTGAAGTTGTAGTATTAAATATTATACTACCTGTTGCAAATTGCAATTGAGAAATCTCTGTTGCGTTAAAACTTGGGATTCTATCAGGATCAACATTGTCTAAGTTAATCTCTAATATTCTTATTAAACGATTGAAAAGCTCAGGTGTTACATCAGTGCCTTCAGCTAAGGGCAACCTTGTCACTAGAAGTTTTGTCATGACCCTCTACGACCTGATGGCTGTATATCTAGCCTAGTGTTACCTAACCTCCATTTGTAATCTTTTCTATCTTCTGTGTCGTTGTCATCGTCTGACTCAAACCTAAGCACAAATTGACGACCCCTAGCTCTTACATCTACTTTGTTGGTTGTAGAAGTTATTTTTGAAGTTGAGTCTGTTTCTAAGTTTTCTCCCATAAAATCACGATTTTTTAACACAATATTAACAGCACCATCAGGAGATGTGCCTTGTGAATTAACAAATTTAATGTCAGGCAAAATGCGTTTTACAAAAGCCAATGAATCTCCATCGCCTAAATCAAAGTCAGCAGACTGTATAAATACATTGTCCATAGGCTCAGTGTCATCATTAAAACCTGTTTCATGGTTGTATAAGTAATAAGCACTTGCTGAAATGCCTGTAGCTTGTGGAGTGTTTTGTATTCCACCATCAACCCAAGCATGTCTAACCAGTAAGCCAATTGACCACAGGTTTTCCTCATAGTTATACATAGCGTATCTTGATATTTCTCTTGTGCCATCCTCAATAGAGGGATAAAAAAACCAAACTTCTGAAAACTCAGAGTTTAAAGCCACATGGCATTTGTAGGACTGTGATAGGTCAATGTCTTCAAATACATATTCTTGGACAGTGCAAGGAAGTTTTTGTACAGCACCATTGTAAAAATAAAATCCTTGTTTGCTCATAAAAAACACACCATTGGGTGCGTTTACAAATGCTTTAGGTCCTAACAATCCTGCTCCTTCGTTAATTAAATTAACTGAAAAAACTAGTGGAGCACCAATAAAACGCATACTGTAAATACTGGTATCAGTCCAAACAAGTATTTCTTGCCTTGCTTTTAAACCACCAACAATCTGTGAGCCTGATGACAACCTTAACGACCCTGCTGAATTTGTAGCAATAGGGTTCCAATCAATAGCACTCTCTGAATCAGAAAAAGCTATTAACATGGGATCAATGACACCTGACCTACTGCCACTAACTATAGGATCAGCACCCAAAACAATTGCATGTCTGTCTGTTTCTGAAACTATTACTTGTAATGCTACTGTAGGAGCATTGTTTGCTCCTGAAATATCAGACAAAGCTACAGCTCTAGTACCTACACCATCATTTTCTGTCCACTGAAAAACACCACCTGCACGAACATTAAGTAATAAATTTTCTCCAAAATTATCGTGTGACCATAAACGCAATTGATTGGTTGCACTTAAAGATGTAGCTGATCCAAAAGTTCCATCACTCCAAGCTCCTGCTCCCCAACCAGTAGACTGAACATAGTTATCTAAGCCTACGCTAACTTGATACAAACCATCAACACCTGACCCTCCATTGCTTGTATCACTACCATTGGCTGTTGCTGATGCTACAAAAGTGTAAGTATTTGCTGATGGAACAGTTGCTATTTGATGTTCTTTGTTTAATACAACAGGCGTAATGGTGCCTCCAAGAGAAGCTGATCCACTAATAGTAACAAAATCGCCTTTAATAGCACCATGAGAAGAATCAGTTGCCGTAATAATAGTAGAGCCATTGGTGGCAGAAAAAGTAATTGAGTTGGTGCTTGTTTTCCTTATAGGAGTAATGTCATTAAAAACACTACCATTTTCTATGTAATATTTTAAAGTTGTTCCCAATCCAAGATATTTACTTCCTCCAAGACTAACCCATTGATGCAAGGCTCTAGCTATGCCTAAAAAAGCAGAAGAACTGGCTTTAAGCCACCCACCTATTTTTTCAGGTCTATTTTTTCTGAATCGAATGAAATTAGCATCAACATAACCACCTTCTTCTGCATAGTCGGTTTCTTCTTTGTTGATACCTGCTTTGAAATTAAATTTTGCTAAAGGCATAAGTAAACTCTTTTATTGTCATAAAAGTTTACCATAAACTGTAAAATTTACGCCAAACGAATGATGGCACCAGTGGCAGTAGGACTTGGGAAAACTACAGTAAAATCACCTGCTGTACTTGTTTTGTCTCCACCAAAATCAATTGCACATAATGCTTTGTTACCATTTGCTGTGTTATACAACAAACAACCTCTAGCTGTAACTGTGGCTGTGCCGAAAGTTAAATCTGCAAAATCACACACAGCAGTGGTGCCTGATAGGGCAGGAGTAACATTAGTTAAAGCTGCTCCACCTGACGAATAATTAGTACCACTTGCTTGTCCTGTGGTTACAAAAACAGTTGTTCCTGCTCCCAAAGTTGCTGATGATGTGTAGAGTGCTAACTTAATAGAATCTGCTCCATTGGTTAAATTGTGTCCTTCTACAAGAATTTGTTGTTTAAAACTTGAACATATTGCTGATGTTATTGCCATTTATAGCTCCTTAATAATCTTAGCCATGTCTTCATGACCCTGTTTTGTAAGCAAACCTACCATAGTAACTTTTTTTGAATCTATGGCGTTGTTTATATTAGATAAGATTATACTATAAATGTGATTTTTGAAAGCCTCAGCTTGTAACTTGACATGCTCAGGTGCGTTTTCTGAGATTCCTAAAATTTTATTTGTAGTTTGTTGTGCCCAAAACTCAGGATCGTGACCTTTATTATTAGTAGTGTGTACTTCTATTTGACCTAATTGTATAAAACTATCTGACATTATCCTTTGTATGGCTCAGGTGGTAATTCATGATCTTGCAATTTAAAACCTTCTTTTTGCAAATCTTGGTCAACTTCATCGTAAGGTTTAATAATCCATTTGTCATTATGAATGACAGTCACAAAAGGTTTATCTAAACGATGGTAGCCATAAAGTTTTTCAGTTGGTGGTACATCAGCATCCAATACTGTTGATCTAGGACTAACTCCTACTGTGATTCCATTGTCCATCATTTTTGATAGCCAAAATTCAACACAAGCTCTTCCTGCTTCTGCAAAATGTAAATCGTTTCTATACGAAAAATCTATGCCAAAAAGATCAATAGACTCTACTTTGTTCCACATTGCAAAACCTAAAGCGTAGGCTACTGTGTTGTTAAAATAAGCACACTGAGTTGCATTTGCCACTTCTTCAATTGGAAAAAGAGTTGCTTTTGGTACTCTTTTGTCTAACTCACAAGTGTAAACAGGAATTTTTAATTCAGGCAACATCTTTCGCAAAACAATGGTTTGTTTGCCTGCATCGTCACTGTCAAAGAATCGACTAGCAGGGTCCATCATAAACAAACGATCTAAGTTAAATACGCTACAAGCTGAGTTTATACCCCAAACTTCATCCCATTCTTTACCATTTTCTTTGCCAATCACATAATCTATTTGTGATATGCCAAGACCTAACAAGGCAATTTTCTTGCCCTCAAGCGATTTTATTGGTTTCATTACGATACTACTGAGCGTAGGCTATCGTATCTGTATTCATCTCTAGTATCTCTACCTTCTGATAAGTTTTTCATTCTCATTACTGCCTCTTTAAATCTTGCTTCAAATTGAGCAATGACATCAGGAGTCTCTTTGAGAAAAATTGCACCTTCAACTAAACTTCCATAGAGTAAAGCATCAGGATAATCTGTACTAAGAACTGTCGTTCCACTGTCACTACCACTTGTTAAAGAAGATGGTTTATATAAGTAATGTAATTCTACTGTATAAATTACATCAGGTACAGGTGCAAGAGCAAAAGAACTTTGGCTAAAAATTGAATAGTATTTTGGTTTACCTGTAACAGTTGTGGTAGGACTATATTCTTTTAAAAAAGAAGCATGTTTTAAATCAAGGTATGTGTAAGTGTCATTTGAAATAATAGCCAAGCTCATGGGAGCTAAAAAATCAGTAGGGCAAGCTAAAAAACGACTGCTTGCTGTGGTTACGCCTTGTACATTTCTTCTTTGCTCAGGCAATTCAACAAATTTTAAAATTCTTTCTTCTGCTTCTTTAATAAAAGTAGGTAAATTTGTTGTAAAAGTAGTTTCAGAAGATTCTAAATAATTTCCTATTGCTGTTTTTAATGTGGCTAATGTAAAACTCATGTTATATCTATAGTAACAGAACCTACGCTACAGGTAACTTCATAAGTTGTTAATTGTTTTCCTAAAATACCTAAACCTACATTTGTGTAAACTGTAAAAAAGTTATTGTCATCTGCATTATTAGGTCTTGGGTCTTTTAATGCTTGTGGATCAGTAGCAACAGTTCTAGGGTCTAACTGTGGATGTTTTGGATCAAACATGTCAGGTCCTACTAAAAAACCATTCCATGTTTTTTTCATGTCTTTTAATTTATAACGAAACCCACTGACATCACAAATGCCATAAGCATTTTTGTTACTTGCAAAAGCAGACATTATGGTGAGTTATAGCTCCTAAGATCAGGACTGACACGAAACGATGCCCTTTCCTCATCTTGAGACATGGCTCTTAAAAACTCTTCTTCATACAATTGTTTAAGCATGGGAGTTCTTTCAGGTGCTTTTTTTAATGATAGGTAGTATGCAAGACCTGCTGCTAAACATGGATAGAACCTATAAGGCATGTCCATGGTATTAGCACCAACATCTGCATCATCCATCCTTGTTAAAACATTCATGTGCACAGTGTAGGTGCTAGATTTATCAGGAGTTGGGTAAACAGTAATGGTTGGTGTTATCTGCTTGTCTACAAAAAATTGATTTGGCTGACCTGTTTGTGATTTACTTGGAATAGATGAATATTGAGAACGACTGATTCTTGCCATAGACAAATCTGAGTCATTGCCACCAGTGGTTTGCCTCATAAACGCATCTAAAACATCAATGGTTGCTGTGCCATTTGTAGTGTCTACAGTATAAGAAGCTGTATCTTTAACCATTGCTACAGTTTTCTGTGTAATAGTCCATTGGTTTAAACCTCTGTTAGACCATTCTGCTAACAGAAGATTAAGACTTCTTTGTGCTGTTTTAAGATCGTAGCCTGTACGAAGTTCTAAACCACATCGTTCAAACGCTTCTTCTACAAACTCACCTACATCAGGTTCAAAATTTTTGCTATTTGATGTTGCCATCTTTAAGCATGAAACGCTGTCATTGATGTAAAGGTTGCAGTTGTGTAATTTATAAATATACCATCACTAAAAACAATTCCACTGTCAGGAATAGTTATATCTCTAGTTGCTGTAGCAGAAGCCACACATCCTAATTTAAAAATGCTACTTCCATTAGGCGAGGTATTTACAAAGTCTAAATTACCTGCTGTTCCTGAACACACTACATTCATGCCTTGCAATCTTGATCTACCACCGAAAATAACATCTGCAACTGCTGTGTTAATACCAGCAGAAACATCACCTGCTGGATTACCAACAGCAGTTATTGAGGCTATTACTCTAAAGTATTTAGAACCAGTAGCCGTACCTGCGTTAGCACCTGTAATATTTTCAGTTTGAGAATCACCATTTACATCAGTTCCTACTACATTAAATGATTTAGCTGAATCGTTGCCAGCAGAAAGGATCGTTACAATCCTTCCACCAACATTGGTAACAGAGCCTCCGTCAGCTAACGCACCACCTATAGTAAGTGCTGCATTATTTCCAACTGCTGCTGCTACTGAAATACCATTTGCATCTAATACTTGAGCATCGGCAGTTATAAAGACTGCTGTGACATCTGAGCCAGTTAGTCTAGTTGCCATAAGTTACTCCCTATTCAAATATAATTCTGTTGATTGCTTGATAATGAACATCAAGTGCTTCAGCTGCCGCAGCTCCAGCTTCTATTCCAATGTAAGGAATAAAATCAACA